CAGCAGCAGAAGCTAAGGCGCAAATTGCATTAGACACTGTAAGTGCAACAAAAGTAATTGCGGACAATGCCCAAGCATCAGCAAACGCGGCACAGGCATCTGCAAACCAAGCATTAATTGAATCTTCGCTTCTAATCCTTGCTCCACCACTTGTAATGTAATATGGCAGTTACAATTCTTAATATCATCCCTCGCAAGCAAGCAGAGGCAACGCAAACGTCTCAGTATACATCGAGCGGCGTAAAAACGATCATCGATAAATTCACTGCTACAAACACATCCGGAGCTGCGGTTTTGTTTAGCGTTAACTTAGTGGCAAGTGGTGGGAGTGCGAGTGCGTCAAATTTAGTGCTGCAAAATCAAAGCATTGCTGCTGGCGCGTGTTACCTGTGTCCTGAACTTGTAGGCCAAACATTAGAAGCCGGCGGGTTTATCTCAACACTTGCTAACACTGCTAGTGCTTTAACCATTTCCGCTTCTGGAAGGCAAATTTCATAATGTTATCAATACCAGATGTTTCTGAAAAGTTAGAGATGGCAATGGTTCAAATGCCACAGGCTGAGTGTCCTGTAGTGCATCACTTCGGGCCTGGAGTGTACATTCGTGAAGTGACAATGCCTGCTGGCGCCTTGGTTCTTGGGCACAAGCATAAGTTTGCACACACAAATATTTTACTAAAGGGACGCCTGAAGTTTCTGTGTGAAGACGGAGTGATTCGAGAGTTTGCTGCACCAATGGTAATGACTGGCGCCCCAGGGCGAAAACTGGCCTACATTTTAGAAGAGACAGTGTGGCAAAACGTGTACGCAACCGAGGTGACTAATCCAGTGGCACTGGAGGAAATGCTGCTTGATAAATCACCGGCATGGCATGAATACAGCGAACAGGTGCGATTGTTGGAATACGAGGCGCGTGGAGAAGATCGCGAAGACTTTTTAAAGGTAATCGAAGAGTTTGGACTTGATGAACCCACTGTTGAACTGATTTCGCAGATGGAAACTGATCAGATTGAGTTTCCGCCTGGATGCGGAACTACTCTTGTGATTCGAGACTCTGTAATTCATGGAAAAGGCATGTTTACGAGTGTTCCGGCAAAAGTGTTTGACGTTTTGGCACCTGCAAGGCTTAATGGAAAGCGAACTCCTGCAGGACGCTGGGTAAACCATTCCAAAGATCCGAACTGCTTTTTTGTAAAAAACGATGCAGGTGATATATGGCTATTGGCAATGCGTGACATTGCTGGATGTCATGGAGGCGACTCAGGAGAAGAATTGACAGTTGACTACAAACAAGCACTTCTGTGCGCTGACACTTTTAAACTGAAATAATCATGGGTGCCGTTATTGCTGCTACTATTGTTGGTGTAGGTGCCATTGCTGGTGGAGCAATGGCATATGCAGGGGCTAAAAGCCAACAGAAAGCAGCTAGAGAAGCAGCTAACGTGCAAGCTGCCGCTGGAAGAGAAGCAATTGCTGCAAATTCTGAAAACTTTCAACAGATGAAAGCAATGGTTCAGCCGTATTATACGGCTGGCTATGATACTTTACAGTCTCAATTAGATTTACTTGGAGAAAACGGCCCAGAAGCTCAACAGAAAGCCATAGCTTACATTGCAAGTGATCCAATGGCCCAGGCGATGGCGCAGCAAGGCGAGCAAGGCATTTTGCAAAATGCGTCTGCTACTGGAGGTCTTCGCGGAGGAAATATTCAAGCAGCATTGGCTCAGTTCCGGCCGCAATTGCTGCAGTCAATGATTAATGACAGATATTCAAAGTTACAGGGCATCACTCAATTGGGCCAAGCAGCAGCGGCACAACAAGCGTCAGCGCAGTTAAATTACGGGCAACAAACTTCTAACCTATTGACCGGAATTGGAAACGCGCAGGCGCAAGGATTAATCGGCGCCGGTGCTGCAAACGCTGCTGGGTATAATGCGCTCGGTGGTGCAATTCAAAACGCTGCTGGAGGTGTAGCTGGACTTGATTATTTAAAATTCAGACAAACTGGCACCGGAATGTTCTAATGGAATACTACATCCCACCTCCGCAGTATAATGGCCCTAACTTTATGTCTACCTTGCAGGGGTTTGCCGGCCTTGCAAACATGGCGGATCAAGCGGCAATGGCGCCAATCAACAAAAAACTTGCTGAAGCAAATCTTCAAGCAGTTCAGCAGGGAGTTGAGCAGTCAAAGTTGATGAATCCTGTGCAGTTGGCTACATCTCAAAAGAATCTTGCTATTCTGAATCAAAGCTACAATCAGAATGAAAAACTGGATCCTCTTAAACTTGCTAAGGCCCAAAATGATAAAACTTTAGGCGACCAAGCTGTTGCTTTGGGTGAACTATCCAACGAGTTGGATTTCAAAAAAGCGGAAACATACAGAGTTGCTATCGCTGAAGTTCAGGCAAACCCGAGTTCAAAAGCTGCTCAAGATGCAATTATTGCGCTTTCAGTTTACAACCCATCAGCGGCAGCAGGAATTGAACGCGCCAAAGAACAGTATACATTGGAGCAGCAACGATTTGTAAATGACGCTCAATTTAATGCATTCATCGGAATGCGAAATAATTCTCCGGAAGCTGCTGCTGCTGCATTAACTCAAGCAAAAGACGCGGCAATAAACTCAGGACAGGACAGGCTTGTGAAGGCGTTTGATGCTGACTTGCAGTTGCTTCAAAAAGATCCGCAGGCAGCATACAATAAATTTACGTTGCTTGCTGCTAGTAGTCCGGATCACCTGAAGGCAATGGATGCGATGAATAAAGTGGAAACGCTTCCATCCCAGGTGCAAGCTGGAGTTAAGAAATACGTTGAATTGGCTGACGCGGCTAAAGCGCAAGGGTACACAATTCAAGATCTTATTAATAGATGGGAAGATGTGCCGGAAAATGAAGCGGGGGCAGCTAGTATGGTTGCATCAAAAGTACGAATTGCAACGGCAAACGAAACTCCAACTGACGTACTCCGAAAAGAAACTCAGGCATCATTTAATTTAGATCGATTAACAGCTTTCAAAAAAGAAATCGGATCTATGGGTATCCGAAATCAAAAAGAATTTGAAACTGCACTTTCTGGCAGTAGTAATCCATACAGTAACAGAGAGCAAGTTGTTAAGCGTCTTAAAGCAATTCTTGCCTTAACTGAAAGAGATCAAATAATACAACAAGCTAATGCTGATTGGCTAACTGTGTTTCGCGGATCTAGTTTTGCGACTAGAGATTCTGTTATAAATGGAATCCAGATACCAAAAGGATCGAATTTAGATCAGTATAAAAAGGCTCTGGCTCGATCAATGTTCCCAGAAAAGCAGGAGCCTACAACAAATGTTCTAGTGACGGTTACAATGCCTGACGGTAAAGTTGGGCAGATTCCAAGCGATCAAGTAGAGGCATTTAAGAAAAAATATCCTGGGGCCAAGTTCCAGTAACCACTGTTATGGCAGAGAATCCATTTGCTGAATTTGGTGGAACGGAGGTTGCCTTGTCGCCTGAAGAGCAGGCGCGACGGGATTATGAAGAAGCCATTTCATCTGGAACACTTTCTGTCTCTGCTGTAAAGCCTGGAAATAAACCGCCTCCGGAAGGAGATCCGTTTAGCGCATTCGGTGGAACGCTCCTCGGCACTCAGCCATCTGACGCGATACCCCGCTCAGAAACCACTGTTGGTGGTCTTGCTGGTGCTGCGATCCGAGGTGCTGCACCAACTGCAGTAGGCGCCGGTGTAGGAGGTGCAATCGGTCTTGGAATTGGTGCGCTTGCAGGAGGTGCTGGCGCCGTTCCAGGGGCGATGCTTGGTGCGCGTGTGGGTGCCGCTGCTGCTCCGCTTATTGGCGATCTTGGAGTGGGCGCAATCAACTCGCTTTTTCAAACAAAATTTACCCAGCCAACGGAGGCAATAAATTATTTCCTGACTTCAATTGGTGTTCCTAACGCAGATACCGAGGCAGAGCGTATAGTGCAGGCAGCTTCCGGAGCGGTCGCGGGCACTGTGGGCACTATGGGCCTTGGTGGCGCCATGAGTGGTGCCGGCAATCAGACGGTGCGTCGAGTTGGAGAATTTCTAGCAGCAAATCCAACACAACAGGTTGTTAGTTCCGCAGCCGGAGGAGCAGCGGGTCAAGAAGTGCAAGAACTAGGTGGAGGTAAACTTGCACAGTTTGTTGCAAATGTTGGTGCCGGAATGGGTACGCTAAAGTTAATGGGCAGCCGTCTTGTTAACACTGCTCAAAACGCTGCAAGACTGGTGCGCGAAGGCGCGGAAGCTGGAATCCAAGTTAAAACATCAGACGTTTTCCCGTCTCAACCTGGGTTTTTGAGAAGAAGTGCTGAAGGATTTCCTGTTGTTGGTACAAAGGGGATGAATGAACGTATTGTAGGGGAGCGGACTCGCAGTGTTGCACAAACGCTTACAGACTACGGAGTAACTCCAGGTTTATTTGAACGGGATGTTGGGTTAACAAGACTTTACAATTCGTTTATATTAAGACGGGATCGACAACTTAGGGCAGCAAATATTCTAAAACGACAGTCGATGGCGACATCATTTGAAACAAATCTGCCAGTTCCTACTCCAAGGGCAATTGCTGCAATTGACAATCAAATTCAGTCTGTAGCTGGATCAATGAATGAAGGGCAAATAGTTCCTATTTTGCAAAGATTAAGAAATTCAATTGAATTTGGAAACTTAGCAAATATTGAAAACGCTAGGAGAGACGCAGGAAGGCAATTTACTGAATTTGGACTTGGAGATATCCGAACTCAAGGGCAGCAAATATTGAGCAGTATTTATGCTCCACTCCGCAATGATATTCGCGATTTTATTAACACGCATGGAAGGCGCGGAGATGTGACGCGGTGGGAAATTGCCAACAGAAGAATAGCTGATTTAGCTGATGAGCTTAATGAAGATGTTCTCCGGTCTGTTTTGCGCCAAGGAGAAACAACTCCAGAAGCAATTCAGCGACTCATTTTCAATTCTCCATCAAGCATGATTGCAGATACTTATCGGTCGCTTTCTCCGCTTGGGCAAGCTCAGTTTAGAACGGCTGTTGTCCGAGAAGCGGCGCAAAACTCACTTGTTAATGGAGTGGTAAATCTGCGGCTATTTGCAGAAAATATTCGCAATCTTGAGCGGCAGTTAAGAATTGGATTTTCTCCTAATCAGAGGCAGGCAATTGAAGGACTAGGGCGAGTATTAGAGGCAACGCAATCTGCTGAACGTCAAATATCAAGAATGCCTGCAATGGTTAGTTCTACTACAATTGCTTTAGTGTCCCATTTTTTACATGCTGGATTTTTTGCTCAATTGGCAACTGGTGCTGCAATTACAGGGACTGCTGCTTTTGCTGCCAGAGTTTACGAATCCGCTTTAGTGCGAGACGCTTTAATCCAACTTGCGCGAGTACAACCTGGCACTGTAGGATACGAAGGCGCATTGAAATCTGCGATGCAGGCACTTAATACTGAAATAACGAAAGAAACAGAGAAACAGGAGAAGAAAAAATGATCATCACATCTCCACTTCCTCAGTTTTTAGACCTGTCCGGAAAGCCTCTTGAACAGGGATATCTGTATTTTGGTCAGTTGCATTTAAATCCTGAAACTGATCCTCAGACCGTCTATTGGGATGCGGAGTTCAACACTCCAGCGGCACAACCAATTCGCACGATTGGCGGCGTACCGTCGAGGTTTGGCGCCCCCGCACAGATTTTCATTGCTACTCCGTTTTCAATCACCATTAGAGATTCTGCCGGCAGACTGGTGTACTACAATCCAGAACCGGCACAAACCGTTTTAACGCCCGATTACGGCTCATATAACTTGGCGGGAGCAACTGGAAGCACTGGCCTTCCTGCCCCGTCAAATTACTTGATTTACGGCGTAATGCTAGGGTCTACCGGACCTACCGGACCTACCGGACCTACTGGTCTGCAGGGGTTGCTGGGGGTTACTGGTGTTACAGGCGTGACTGGGCCAAGTGGTTCGACCGGCCTTACAGGTTCGACTGGATTCACCGGAGCGACTGGACCTACCGGAGCGACTGGACCTACCGGAGCGACCGGACTTACTGGGCCTACTGGGATTCGCGGCACCACTGGTGCAACCGGTGCAACCGGTGCGACCGGTGCAACTGGTCCTCAGGGGGCGACAGGGACCGGACCTGGAAGCACTGGGCCTACTGGGCTTACAGGGGCCACTGGAGCAACCGGAGCAACTGGTTTGGTGGGAGCCACTGGGGCCACTGGCATCACAGGAGCGACCGGCTCAACAGGGCTTGGGGCGACAGGGGCGACAGGGCCAACCGGACCATCTGGAGCGACAGGGCCAACAGGCACCACAGGCACCACAGGGCCAAGCGGTCCTACGGATTTCGGAACTTTCTAAGTATGGCAAAAAAACAAGTGAACCTTTCAATCGGCCGCGGAGAAAAACTGCCGGCATCGCAAGGTGCTGGTTTGACCGCAAAGGGGCGAGCAAAGTACAACGCGCAAACCGGAAGCAACCTGAAACCTCCGGCGCCGAATCCAAAGACAGAAAAGGATGCGGCTCGCCGGAAGAGTTTCTGTGCCAGGATGAGTGGTATGCCTGGGCCAATGAAAGACGAGAACGGAAAACCAACGCGAAAAGCCGCAAGCCTCAAACGCTGGAACTGCAAATGAAAAAAGGACTATACTCGAACATTCACGAAAAACGGGAACGTATTGCTGCTGGTAGCAAAGAAAAAATGCGTAAGCCTGGTAGCAAAGGGGCGCCAACTGCTGCGGCATTCAAGGCATCTGCTAAAACTGCAAAAAAGAAGTAACACTTATGAAGTACATACTCGAAAGATTGAAAGAGCCGTCGACTTGGCGCGGACTGTTTGCGCTGCTGACTGCTATTGGCTTGAAGTTGCACCCAGAGATGCAGGAAGCCATTTTGACAACTGGACTGGCACTAATCGGCATGATCAACGTCGTGCGAAAGGAATCAAATGATACCAAGCCTGCTTCAAATCCTGCGCCTGTGGCTGGAAATCAAAGCTAAGAGGGCATCTTGGGAGCTGGAACGCGATATCGCCAACTACTGTGACGACATTGAAAATCAAATCCTTAAAGCCAGGTCTTCTGGGAACGATGCTGTTGCTGATCGGTTGCGCGAAAGATTCACGCGTTCCAGCGCAATACTTGTATCTTCCGAACCGAGAAGTTCTTGAGCTTCAGGCTGGACAAACGTACACTGCGCCAACGGCACAGAAGTGGCATTCAGACGCTCGATATCAAAGGCTTGAGCTGGATTTACTGAATGCAGTTTCTGCTGCTAAACAGGCACAACATAGATGAACCTAAAGGATGCTGGTCTTGATCTTGGTCTTCTTATTGCTGGTTTCGCGGGAGCAATCTTAACTTCCTCGAAACAAGCAGGCGTGAACCTTGGGAAAACTGTGGCATCTCTTGTTGGCGGCGCAGCTTCGGCCAATTACATAACTCCACTCATTTTAAAGGTCGCTCATCTTGAAGGAGATATACACTATGGGTACGGTGCTGGATTCCTTCTTGGATTTTGTGGACTCAGAGGAGTAGAGATGTTGGCAGAAAAATTCATTACCACAAATGACATTAAGCCCCATAGTCCTGTTAAACGCCCTCGCAAATAGCGTTTTAGCTATATCTGCAATTCATCTGTGGTTGAAAATATTCGGCCATGAAGACAGTGCGATTTACAAACATAAGTATGCAGCGTATCTTTGCAAGATAGCGACTACGGTTACGATATGCGGGTCCGTAGCTAATATTTTCGCGCATCAAGAACCTCCAATTACAGAATTCATCTTAAATATTGGAGTGGCTTGCAATTATGTGTGGCTGAGTTGGTTTAGTCAGATTTCCAGTCCAGATAAACCTCAACGTCCTAGAGTAAATGGAAAACCAAAGCGAAATGTTCGACGATCTTAAAGAGATTGCGTCAGTATTCGGCGTAAATCTTGCAGCAGTCGCGTTGTCTCTCTCTCAAATTGAGCAGACAGTTCGCATTATTGGAGGCGTTGTTGCCATCATTTACACTTTAGCAAAGACCTACAAACTGCTTCGCAAATGATTGACGAACGATCAGCTAAATTTATTGATACTTTGTCGCCTGAAGTGAAGGACGCTTTTATTGCCTTCATTATTGATGCCAAGGAACTGGTAGCTAAAGAGGGGTTGGATTACAAAATCATCTGCGGAACACGCACCTGGGAGCAGCAGGAAGCCCTGTACGCAAAAGGACGCACTACGCCAGGGCCAAAGGTCACTAACGCCAAGCCAGGGTCATCGATGCACAATTTCGGCCTCGCGGTTGATTGCGGCGTTTTTAAGGGCAAAGTCTACATGGATGACGGTAGTCCGGCTGATAAAAAAATCGCGGACCTCATGCATAAACACGCCTCGACGTTGTGCGCGAAACATAACCTGCGTTGGGGCGGCAACTTTAAATCTTTGTATGATGCGCCTCATTTTGAGTACAACACTCCTCACTCTCTTGCTGAGTTGTGTGTTCGCAGGGAGCAAAAAAAATCATTGATCGCTTAATTCTGCTACCATAAAAAATCCTCGGACATTGTCACACGACAAGCCGAGGATTTTTCATACCCTACCGCACAAACACCCCTGTTTGTTTTGGTTGAGGCGCCAATAAACTCGCAGATTAATTTAAGGTCAAGCGATTTCAGATGTTGTCGTTCTGCTTGAGAAACTCAGTCAGTTTCTCAGAAATGACACAGGCCTTCGAGAGTGCCTTGTGTAACTCCAGAATTTCTTTACATGCGCTTTCATAAGCCACTGTGATTTGTGTGAGTCTATTTTCGAGGTATTGGATTTGTTCTTGGTCTGTCATAAATTTCCCCACTGTGTTGCCATTGCATTGGCGATTCCTTTGTATGTTTCGGATCTAATCTTCCACCGATCTGCGCTTGGTCCGAGTTTATTCTGTCCGCTTGGAGTTTGATTTGCCCATACCGGCCTGAAAGACGGATTTGACCGGCAAGCAAAAAGAACTCCATCGATGGTTTTTTGAATACATCCATCTTCATGCGGGCCAACGCATGGACAATCCGCGTAGTGCATCTCATGCCTTGTACAATACGGTTCGAGGCAGTCAACACACTCCTCCATTTCCATTGCTGCAATTACAAGCTCCCAGCCTTTAGGAGGGATTACATCGTGCAGGTTGATTTTTAGTTTCGGCAGGTTCTTGAGCCACAGTGCTGTTTTCTTGCTGGCATCATCTCCGAACTGCCAAGGCTGAACCACTTGTTCCGGTTTCCTAATGCGAGTCGAAATGCATCCGATTGGGTTTTCGAGGGCAATACGCGGGATGGGTGCGCTCAGAAGGGCACTAACAAACCACAACGCGTCTTCAGTCTGCTGTGCGCGTTCCGGACGTTTTTTGTTCCAGTGCAGTCCGCTCGAACATAGGTAAGTGCATGGTGGGTGCGCTATCATCATATCCCAACCGTCTTCCAGAATTTCCAAGACGTTGCCTTGGTGATGCGGCCCAGGCGCATCAGTAGGCAATAGATCGCACGACATAGCGTCATGGCCCTGTTTTATGAAGGCATCTCGGACGATGCCGCTGTATTCGCAAGCTACTAGTATTTTCATTTTAATGCTTCCCGTGCAATTGCTTGTGCAACAACTATGTCTTGGGCTTCTCCCCAAGGAAGATTGCAAATGTTCTCAAGTGCTACCGTTAATTTTTTCAGCCTGTCACGCGCATCTTTTGTGCATAACTTTGGAGCAGAGTAATGTGAATAATTAATCCCCTCCATTTTTTCTAAGTCCTGAATAATTTCTAGTGTGCGTTTCATTCCATCTGCATTGGTACAAGGCGTAGTGGTAATCTCACTGCACGTTTCCCAACGCCATTTATGGGAGTGCAGGGTTGATCGGTTGAACCGTCAATTCGGCGCAACTGATCTTTCCATTTTTCATTCCACGGGGTATCCGCGAAAATTTTCTTCAGTTCGTTGTGAGCATTCGCAATATCGATTCCATCCTTGCGAACACCGATTCCAATTCGAGCCAGTGCTTGCCTCGCATGTTCAGATCGATTGGATCCCCAGTTGCCATCGTAGGATCGCACAAGCAACTCAGCAACCGTTGTGCGGACAGGCCCGCCTTCGTTAAGATCCACAACCAGGTTTGCCTCCCAGAGGTGGTGCAGGCAATGTGACTCATCCTTTCCAAACTCGGCGCCCTTGTAGGTAGACCAATCCTGTTTGACGCACCACTCCGCGGCCTTCGAGGATGTGATCATGCCGGAGCTTGTCAGTGAATACGCACCGGCCAAAAGACTGCCAATCTGATCTGCGTCACGTTGGTTGCCGAGATGCTCCAGCACTGCTGTTTTAAACACGACGGCATTTGCTGCAATCGTCGCGGCTAAATGGATCGAGCGGGATCTCAGTGCTGAGACAAACTTTGGAATCGCCAATGTTTCTTTCCAGATCGCCAGTGCCTCTTGGAACCGGTCTATTTTACGTTGATGCTCTGGTAGCAGGTCGAGGACTGTGACGCGGCTTAAATCAGCCCTCTGCGTTGCAGCAATGCCAATGCTCGAAAACATGAACATCGAACGAACATGCCAAGTCATTGCTTGTCCGGATGCGGTGCCTTTTGCAATGCGTCCATCAGACTCGCGTGACGCTTGTCTTGCGAGCATCAGCACCGCTTGCATTCGGCGTTGATCAATGTCGCGTTCCGCTTCCGCTTCATCGAAAACTACCGGCAGGGCATCACAACCAAGCAGTTGTCTAATGCCGGCCTCGGTCGTCACTGACTGCACATACAGGCCAGTGTTTCCAAGCACCGGACGCACGATGTTTTCGAGAATCCATGTTTTCCCAGATCCGGCCGGACCGGTTAACCAAATGTGCGGGCGCCACTCGATTGCTCCACAGATCGGTGCGAGTGCAAGCCAACCGGAAAGCAGTGCATGATCGAGTTGATTCCGAAACTGAAAGCACTGGATGAGATCGATCAACCGGCGCGTCTCCTGGGGGCGCAGGGGATCGTTCATCTCAATCTGCAACGCTCTCCCTTTATTGTAAGTCCAGCGACTGCTATGTGTCCCGAGTGATCGCTCGATCCCATCGACCAGCAGTGAGTTTCCACGATGAAAAACGACGCGGCCATCGTCCAGCCATGCTCCGCGTCCGCGGATTAGAGATGGATCGTAATCGTTTCGCTTTGCACGTTGGATCAAAGAGTTCGCGGCGGCAAACCAGTCCGCTCCATTCTTGCTTGGGAAAGTCCGTTCCCAATACGAAGCTGATGCGAGTCCAAGAAGTTCAAGTTTCGTATGCTCCCGAGTTGTGAGCATCGTGATCGACTGAGTGTCCCGCGGCAGGTAGTAGTAGTTCCCGTCTGCCTGACCAAGAATTCGAAATGGCTCAGGTTCCTCCTCATAAATGTCCGGAACTTCCTCCGCATCGAATTCCGGTTCAGCTTCTATTTTTGGTGCCGGTGCGTCGAACTTTGGCGCCTCCGGATCGACTCCATCTCGAACGAATTGTTTGATCCTGGCGTTGGTCCATCCGGTTTGAATACCGTCCGCAACATCCCATCCTTCTGGGAGTCCATCTGGAATGATCAGTACCCGCACGGTGCATTCGATTTTCACCAGCAGGTCCTTGATGCAGTCTGCGGCATCCCTTCCGGCTTGATCATTGTCCGGCCAAATCGTGATCCGGCGCCCGCGCAACGGCTCCCAGTTCACATACCCGATAGCTTTCGCGCCCCCTGGCCAAGTGGTGACAACCGCTCCGGTGAACACTTCTTGAGCAATCTCGGCGCACTTCTCGCCTTCCACAATTAGCACCGGCGCGTCAACGTGATCGGTGATCCGCTGGAGGTTGAACAGGGGACGGGACCGCTTGAACGCTTTGAACCTCCATTCCTCACTGTCGCCTTTTGGTGACCGGCACCAAGTCATTGGAAGGACCTGTTTCCCTCTTGGAGTTTCGTATCGGCAAACGATGCCTATAAGGTTTTTTCCATCTGCAGTATAATAACGCCAAATCCCAGTTGGAACTCCGTAATTATAATGCCGAACTAATGGTTCTGGAGCGTCCAGTGGGGCGCAATCGAGTGGGGTCCACTCTGGTTCGCGTCCCTTGACCTCCGCCGGCATATCGGCTTTCAGGTGCCGGTTCAGTTCCACTGCCGCTTCGTACTGACCGCACCGCATCTTTGCTGCTACAAAGGAGATAGGATCGTTTCCTCCGATATTCTGAGCGAAGTCCGCCCACTTTCCGGAATCGACGTTTATCGAGAGCGATTGCCCTGGTTCACCGGCGAGCGAGCCGATTTTAAACTCGCGCCCCATGAGGCGCCCATCCACATACCACAGTCTAAGCAATGATTCCAAACAACTTAACGCTTGCTGATTGATTGCCTCAAAATTGATTGCCATGCCGTAAACCTCAAGGATTACTATCGTTTCCGCAAGTGTTTTTTGTGATTAAATTTAGGGCGTCTTGTTTTGACCGGCATACCCCTGCAATGCCTCCTGCTTTCTCAATCGCGTCCTTCCAGATTTTTTGCTCCGGTCTGACGCGTCCGGAGGAATTTTTGACCTCAATAGACAAAAAAACCGCCAGCTTTTGACCCACCATCTTTTCGGTGACCAAAACCTCATGCCATCCAATCAAATCCGCGCTTCCTGGGCACAGTCCAAACCGGATTTTCCCGCCGGTTGCCAGTTCAGCGATCCCAACCGGCTGATTAAAGAGACGGGTATCCTTCCGAGATCCCAGTTCTCTTAGGATCTCGGCCTTGATGTCGCGTTCTGATTTCATGCGTACTGGGGTCTTCTCCCTTTGCGGGCACTCCAAACGTGATGCGCCCAAGCTGAAGGATTCTTGTACCCGCGGGCGACTCCTACTCTGACGAGATCATCGAACGTCTGGGCTTTACCCTGTTCCTGCCGCTTCAGAATGCGGGCTTGCTCCTGGGCTTTAATCTCCTGCAGAGTCCCGTCCACCTCTTCGAGCTTCCGCGCCTTCACCTCGAATGAGTGTCCACACTGTGGGCATACCGGCACCGGCGCACTGATCCCATAGCATTTCGGACACTGCCGGTTGGTCATTGCCGCCTTCTGTTTACTACTCTTACGGGGGGCGCCTTCGAGACTCCAATCCCTTCTATCTTCAGCAAAACCGTGACGTAACACATTTCCAACGTGATCTAAAATCGTTGCGCCATTCTTTCCCTCGGCCGGCCTGAGTACGCGGCCAACCTGTTGGAGGTAGAGTCCCATGCTCTGGGTGGGGCGCAAAAGGATGCCCACAGAGACAACTGGAAGGTCGAATCCCTCTGAAATGATGTCACAGGAACTGAGTCCATGCAGTCTGCCGGTCGCCAACCGGCGCACTGCGTCTCGGCGTTGTTCGCCGGTCATCGTCCCATCGATCATGGCCCAACGGTATCCGGCGGCGTTGAAGTCCGCGGTCACTTGCTCCGCGTGTTTCAGAGAAACACAAAAGGCAACTGCTGGTTGTCCACCGCACAGTTTCTTGTAATGCTCCACGGCACTGCCCGTGATCGTACTCTGGTTCACCGCGGCCTCCGAGTCCTTCCGGTTGAAGTCACCGGCTACCGTGCGTACACCGTCGAGAGACGCGCCTGGGGGCGCAAAGTACCTTGGTTTACTCAGGTAGCCGGCCTCAATCAGGTCCGCAACTTCAGGTCCGCGGACCAAGGTATCGAACATATCTCCGAGTCCTTTCCCGTCCAATCGCTCCGGAGTTGCAGTTACACCAAGGATTTTAGCGTGAGGGAACCGAGTTAGAATCTGCTTCCAGCTTCCGGCCGCGGCGTGATGAGCCTCGTCAACGACGATGAGATCCGGCGGGAGAGTCCGGTTCAACCGGCGAACCAGAGTCTGCACGCCTGCAACCTGCACTAGTTGACTGAGTTCCTCGGTTCGTCCCGCGAGGATCACTCCATGATCTACGCTAAATTCAGAGAGTTTTCGACAGGTCTGATCCAACAATTCCTGCCGGTGAGTTAAAATCAACACTCGCTTGCCCTTGCGTTGAGCGGACTGGGTTATATGGGCAAACATCACAGTTTTTCCCGCACCGGTAGGTGCAACTAACAAGGGAGCCTTTTTGCCGTTCCGTAGTGCATCCTTCACAGATTCCACGGCAGCAATCTGATACGGTCTTAAAGTTGGGGTCATTTGATAGGGCCATCGATAGCTTGTCTAAGTCTTTCAAGGGTCACGACGCGAGGGGTATAGATCTCACGCAACCAGTTGTAATACGTTGATTCCGCCACTCCAGCCTTAGCCAACCACTTGCGGCGCGACAACTTAGCCTCTCGCCTCCTCTTGTCGAGGGACATAATCATGTTACGGACTACTCCTGGTTTCATAAAAAAAACGTATCATACCCCTTGCGCTACCGCAAGCACTATGCAATGCTGCTTTGTATCGCGACAACAACGCGTATCTAAAACATGAAAAACCACATTATAACTGACTTATCCGCTGAGAATTACCACTCCATGCCTGAGATTTCAAAGCATGGCTTGGATCTAATCCACAAGTGTCCAGCACTTTGGAAGTACAAGCAAACCCACAAAGACGATGCAGAGCAGTCTCCTGCACTGCGTTGGGGCACCCTGGTCCATACCCGTGTTTTGGAACCGGCACTTTTTCATTCCACAGTGGTAGTTGCCCCTCAATGTGACCGGCGCACCAAGGCCGGTAAAGAAATCTGGGAAGAGTTCACTACTCTGAACGCCGGAAAAACCATCATCACCGAGGACGAGTTCACCAAACTCTCAGACATTGCCATAGCAATCGGAGAACACGCCGGTGCCCGCACATTGCTGGACGGTGACATTGGCATCGAGCATTCCCTTTTCTGGACTGACGAGGAAACCGGTATCGAGTGCCGCGCCCGCCCCGATATCATTCGGCCGGACGGCTTGATCGTGGACCTCAAAACCACTCAGGAAGCCGGTTCTGTTCCGTTTGCCAAGTCCTGCGCCCAGTTCCGCTATCACGTTCAGGCCGCGTTCTACTTGGCCGGTTTGGAAGCGCAGGGAGTCGAGGTTGCTGGCTTTGCCTTCATTGCAGTAGAAAAGGACGCCCCGCACCTTGTCGCCACCTACGTCTGCGACCGGACGATGCTGGAGATCGGTAGGCAAGCCTACCAAGCAGACCTCCGCACATATGCGGAGTGCAAGTCCACCGGATCCTACCCTGGTTACCCAGAAACCATCGAAGAAATCACCCTCCCACGCTGGGCACTGTAATTTTCCCATGAGTACACAAACCGAAACCAAACCAACTGAAACAGCCCCCGAAACCTGCCCGCATTGCGGATCGCAGTACAATCGGCACTCACGAATCTCCTCAGTCTATGACTGCGGAACCAGAGTGAGCGGAAACAAGCATGTTCTCTCGAAAGCCTGCCTCATCATCCGGCGGCTCAAAGATGACCTCGCAGCAGGGCAGGGCAACCTGTTCCCGAAACTCTAACATCATAGCAGGGGCGCGACTGCGGCAACGCGCACTTTCAACCTAATTAAAACTTACTTATGTCTACCGAAATCACTCAATACACCCCTCAGTCCATCCAGCAGTCCAATTCTGCCTTCTCTAACATCAACAACTTCGAGTCCGCTCAACGCATGGCGTTGGCTCTCTGTTCCAGCGATCTGGTGCCAGAGCAGTACAGAGGCAAAGATAAAATCGGGAATGCTCTGATTGCCCTGGAGATGTCCCAGCGTATCGGTGCGAGTCCACTCGCAGTTATGCAGAACCTGAACATCATCCACGGGAGGCCCGCATGGTCCTCCTCCTTCATCATTGCCGCTCTCAATACCTGCGGCCGGTTCTCTCCGCTCCGGTTCCGCGTCGAGGGCACAGGCGAGTCCGCGATCTGTGTCGCATGGGCCTATGACCGCTCTGGCGGCGAAGTCCTCGAAGGCCCTCAGGCGTCCATTGCAATGGCAAAGGCCGAGGGATGGTTCCAAAAGAACGGGTCCAAGTGGCGCACGATGCCGGACCTCATGCTGAGATACCGTGCGGCGGCCTTTTTCGGGCGCCTATACGCTCCGGACGTTCTCAATGGTATGCATACAGCGGACGAGGTCGAAGACTTCCGTGGAGGGGGCGCCAACGCCTCTGTGGCGGCGGTCCCGTCTGTTGTCGCCGCTCTCAATGCCCGAGTCCAGAGTCCACCTACACCGAGTCCAAGCCCGAGTCCCCTTACCCCGAGTCCCCTTATAGTCGAGGTCCAAGCCGAGTCCAAGCCCGAGTCCGATCCGCCCGCGAGTCCGAGTCCAAAGCCGAGTCCCAAACGCCCGCGGACGCCCGCCCCTGGCGCAGAGGAGACGCCCGCCGCGCCTGGTTCGCCCACCGAGGAGCCGGTGCCGGTGCCGGATCATAAGGACGATTGGGTCTGATTTTGGTAGGCAAGTAAGGGAAGGGGCGCTCCGGTATGGGGCGCCCCTTTTTGCTGCCGTCATTCGGCCTTCCTTGGACGCCCGCGGGGGCGTTTCGGTGCGTCCGGATCGACCGGAGGCCGCGTTCGAGGACGCCCGCCGAGGGCCCCATTGGCGCGGCAGGTTTCCCGCTTGCGCGCGCTGGTCACCCGCCCCGCCCGCCCCGCCTTCTCAGCATGGAGTTCCACTCGCAGGCGGGCAATCTCCGCTTCCAGTGCCAAAATCCGGCCTTGAGCGGCTTCCAGTTCATCTTGATGGGTCACCACATTCTGGCGAGCCATCCCCAGCATCCAGTCCAAATACACCGCGTAGGCCTTTAAATCCGCGGCACAGGCAAGATCGAGTTCCGCGGGTGTTAGCGGGTATGCTCCGGCTTTTGCTTCGCTCATTTTGTCTCCCCCCAGAAACTAGCAGTCACGCCAGAGGTTTCCTCGAACACTTCAGGACAGCATTCCTCGAACGCTATCCACGCCGCAACATTGCATTGATGCCGTATCGCCGGACGTACATCACGCCTCCACAGGAAGTTCATCTGATCCACCAATGCCCGCCGCCATTGCCCGTCGTGGACGCCGGAGATCTCATCCGGATCGTCGTCAAGGTGCCACAGGGCGTCCTGGGACATCAGGTCACGCAAAATCACCTTCATCTCTTCTTTGGTTTCAGGGTACAGCTTCATACTTATTTCTGGGTTGCAGTCACCATATCGGAACTATGCGAGAGCGTGAGACGCTCCGCGATTGCCATGCACAGAGTCCGGAGGCCTTCCTCCGAATTCGGGTTCACCTTCAGGGGGCACTCACGGTCACCGCGGTGAACGTCTACCTGTGACGCTGTAGACGAGTGTAGATTTAGATATACACTCCCGTACTTCCCATCGATCCAGTACCGCATCGTCGCCGCCCCTGTACAGGGCGAGCATACCGGCGCCTCCCATCCCGCGAGTCCATCGTCAGCGAAGGTTTCCTCCAGCAGATCCATCAGCGGTTGGATGCTGGCGACCGCATTCTTGGCCCGCCTCGCGAGGATCTGCTCCCGTTGCGTTTCGCGGTCTTTAATCTCATCTATGGCTTGTTGTATCAGACTTGTTTTCATGTTGGTTTTTAGATGGAGCGGAATTGCTCCCTGCTGCACCCCGAGTCCACTTATCGAGGTGCAGGATGGGAACCTTTCACCGCATGACGGAACGGTACAGGGCGCGGTTTTCGGCGTGCAGGCACCGGCAAGCGCGGGCCACCTGCACCTTCCAGCGGAGCGTCTGAGCGGCCCAGAACGCCGGTTTGAACCGGCTCGCAACGTACTCCAGCACCTCACGGTGCGAGTCCGCCACATGGCACCGCGCGACTATGCTGTACAGCACACTGGTCATCGGATTCTTATTCATTCGGCGTCCTCCTCATCGGTTTCCTGCACCGGCGTTGCTTCACTCCAGCACCACCCGTCCATGATCGGGTACAGCCGGTACGTCAGGGCGCCTAGGCCATGCGACTGGCCCTGAGCGTAATCATACGGTTCCTCTGGGTCACCCCATTCGTTCAGGACGCGGAACTGGTCGTCCTTCGCGAGGTAATCATACTTCAGGCAAGCGTCCTCAAGAATCTTGCGGGCGACTTCCTCGGTGAACAGGGGGCACTCCCACCCGTTCCACCGGCGTCCGGTGGTATACCCCGCGTACAGTTCCTCGGTGCCCTCAATCGAGAACAGGGCGGGCCTCAGGCAAATGCTCTGGTGGTCTTCGCGGGTCACCGGCCGGTACGGGGCGCCCGCCTTCAGCTTAAATGCAAACCCGCCCCCGAGAGGGTAGCAGGTGCCGTCCTCGCATTGGAAGATAGCGTCCCGCGGGTACGAACCGCCGATTGGGATTAGTATGGTTTCTTTCATGGTTATTCCTTGTTTACTACGTTTTTCAGCAAAGCGGCGGCGACGAACGCGTGCGCCTGAGCGTCCTCGGCGTTCAACTCGTGATCGTAAATCCCCTGCACGATTTCGAGAGCGCGCCGGACGATCCGGTAAGTAGACTCGGTGACGCATGTGACTTCACTCACGGCCGCGGCGACTTCCTCCTGAGTGGCGACTTCCTTTTCGAGTTCCTCAAAAATGATCCGGCTTTCTTCCTCATTGGTTAGCATTCCAATCTCCCTGAGACGGGCGATCTCGAACGGCTTCGCATCTTCGCTTTCAATCAAAAGCGATATACCGGACGCCGTGTTACGCACCTCCACCTCATCGTCCCATTCCGCACGGCCCTCGAACTTCGCGATCGCGATGCATTCTTCGAGGGTGTACGCCATCCCCATATGGCGACCATCCGCGTGACCTATCGTGTACTCCAAACGGTATTTTTCTATCGGTTTCATATTTACGTCATGTTGCTAGGTTTCAAACAATAGCGCATCCACTCTGTGAATCGCGCCGCGGGTAATATCGGGCACCCGCGGCGTTAGGTAAAGGATTTTTTCGCGATTCTCTCACGATTCCTCGCAGATGCCTCTCGTCCTGGCACTTACGTTTTTAAGAATTTTTCGGGCTTCCGGACACATTTTTCGGCCGTTTTTACCCACCGTTTTTTCCACCGGAGGCACCGCGGTTGCCACAGGAGACTCACGGGTTTTGACTGTAACTGACTTAGAACTACATTAAAGGCCAAAACTCTGCAAACTCTGCATCGACTCTGCATCCATTTGCAGAGTCCTTCCGCCTTAGAGCCACAAGCACTTACAACAAAACTCTGCAATTCTGCAAAATATAGAGACATAGATATAAAAAGGCACCTCTACCCCTACCCCTACCTCTCTCTCTTCATATATATATATATTTATACATATACATATTTATTTATAGAGAGAGAGTGCATAGGGGACTGAGCGAGAATGACTTGCGAATTCTGCATCTGACTCTGCAAACGGTGCAGAATCGGTGCAGAGTTCTGCAGAGGGCACAGAATCACGGGGGGCGCCAACAGAGTAAACCGCCGGAAACAGGGGGCGGGTTCCTGTAAAAAGGCACTTTTGGGGGGCGAGTCCGCTTATGGAGTCCACCTATCGAGTCCCCTTATGGAAACGGTGCCGGTTTTCCGCCGGTTTACCTCGGGCCGCGGCCCTC